CCATCTTCATATATGCGGCGGCGCGCCTCGGCAATTGCTTCGGCGGCTTCAGCGCGGGTGAGATCGTCGCGGGTGATTAAAATCTGCATCAATTCGGTCATGTTGGCGGCTCCTGTTAAGCGGTTTCGAGTGAGAACAATTCAGGAAAAGCGGCGGCGAGTCGGCGTAGGTTGTGAGAATCTGCGCGGGTTGCTGCGTCGCCAATAGCGGCGGCAAAGCCTCCGTGCCGGCCGGTGGTAAGGCTGCGCGCGGCGGCCAGGATCCGGTCGGCGTTGGCAAATAGAGGGTCACTCGGGTCGATTGCGTAAGCCTCTTCCCAGTCGATCATGTACTCGTTGTATCCAAAGTCAATCACGGTTTCATCATCGGCCAGACCGTAAGCGGAAACGAGCGCCCAGCCAATTTGTCGGCCTTCGTTGTCGGCGATGCGAATCTCGGCCTCCTCAACCGAGTTAATGCAGTCAACGATTGCTTGATAATCGGTCGAGCGTTTCACTTCCCACACTTCACCGTCATAAACAGAAACATTGTGGCCGGCGGCGAGGGCGTAGCGGACTAGGTGTTGATAAGCTTTCATGTTGGCGGCTCCTGTTAGAGTTTGAAGTCAGGGTGAGTGTGAATGCCGATGCGAATTGCAAGCTGGTACAGGTCGCAACGGTGGTAAGCGGTCGCGCCAGATTGAATCAGCGCTGCCATGCGGCGCGCGGCTTCAGCGGTCTGGCTGGTCTGCATTAGGTTGCTAATCGATTCCAGTTGCGCGTTGATGCGGTTGCGGTCGGTGCGGTGCATGGTCGGCTCCGGTTAGGCGGTGGTAAGTTCCTGCGCGATGCGTAACGCACCGGACAGGGTTTTGGAAGTGCTAATAATTTCGAGGTCGCTGGCGCGGCGTACAACGAACGGTCGGCTGCGCGGCTCATCCTTCCAGCGGCTCACGGTGCGGGTGCGCTGGTAGTCAACGTAAAGCGCGGCATTGCGGAGCGCGTTATCTTGGCAAAAGTCAGTCCAGCGGCGGACTAATGCGCGCTGGTCTGGCGTGATATCGGCGGCGGCTTGCTCTGCGCGGGTGCTGATAATGATTTGCATGGCGGCTCCGTTTATAGGTTGTAGCTGGTGTTTACTTGCACGGCATACTCACGCGCAGATACTCGGCGAGCGTATGCGTAGGTGCTGGGGCATCCGCAGCAGTCGTGTTCGTGGCGGCAATAGCTGCCGGATAGTGAATCCTCAATGGCGCGGGTGAGATCAACGGCGCGCAGGCTGGTCGGTGCTATCACGCGGGTAACGTGAGTGTTGCCATCGCTTCCTTCGTCGCGGGTCAGGCGGTGGGCAAGCATCTTGGCGGTTCCGAGATATCGCTCGTCATCCAGATATCGCCAGCCATCGCGGTATTGGTGGGTCAGGCGCTCATATAGTTCGATTGTGGTCGGCATGGTCGGGGCTCCTATTAGGCGGTGGTGGTTTGTAGTGAGCGAATCAGGCTCATCATGAGTAGTTCAGCCCCTTCGGGGTTGGTTCGCATAACATCGGCGGCCTGTCGCAGGCGGCAGATAATTTCGCTTAGTGCAACTGCATCTTTGTATTGCTTCGAATCGCGGTCGGTCAGGCTGAATGCCACGCTGCATAGGCGGTCGGTGGTTTCTTCAACGCTGCGGATTTGTTGGTAGGTGAAATGCTGCATGGTCATCTCCAGTAGGAAAGCCGGAAGCGCCCCGGCTGGCGGTTTATTACCAAGCGCAGTTGCGTTCTTGTTCGCAAATCAATTTCCAGCGGTTTTCTAGTTCTTTCTTTGCCTTGTTTAGATTTCCGCTGCAATCCGCTAGCAGTTCGTTGTAGTCCGCTTCGCTATAGGTTTCGGCAATCCAATGCCCACCGGCTTCATAATTTGCGACTGCGTACTGATAAAGTTCTTTTGCCTTTTCGCTTTTCATAGTCATCTCCAGAGGGGTTATTCATAAGTGCGCTACAGGCTTCCTTTATAGTGGCGATTCCATCAAAATGCAATAGGTCGCAAGCATAAATCTATTGCATTCTCTGATTGTATTTCGCTATGGAAATGCTCGGATTGATTGCAGTGCTATTGATTTCGCGCGGGTGATTGATTTTCTGTATTTGTTCCGGTATCGTCGCGGCAGATAAACAAGCGAGCGCGAGCGAGCATCGGCACACAATGAACAGGAAAACAGTCAGAGAACATATAAGCGCTAGCGGCGGGATAGAACAGGCCATGCGTGTACCCAAAGGGACACTCACTCCAAAAATGAAGCGATTCGCTGAGCAGATAGCACTAGGTGCTACCGGTGCGGATTCCTACAGAGTCGCGTACTCCAGCAAGGCAAAGCCTAAGACTGCAGGGGACAATGCCAGTAGGCTGAAAGCTGATATCAGAATCCAAGCGGAAATAGAACGAATAGAACGGGCTAATGAGGTGGCTGCGCTGCACTCTGCTGCTGGCTTGAAGTCTATCGTCATTGCAACGCTGGCCGAAATCGCTACCAGCACCGAGGAAAAGGGCGCGACAAGGGTGCAAGCGGTGCGCGCTATCGGTCAATTGGTCGGCGTCGATGCGTTCAGGGAAACGAAGCGAGTGGAGCACGTCAAGGACTCCGGCGAGATACGGTCGCAGATACTCGATCAATTGAAAACGCTGATGCTTGGGACTGCCGATGCGGAAACGGTCGATGCTGATTCGCTGTTGGTGGAGTTGACCGGTAACAATTTGGCAACTGAGGAGCCCCACCCCGTACCCACCCCCGCCGATGCTGAATGGGACTCCCCCGCGCATGAACATAGTATTCCACACACCCCATCCCAAGATTTTGCCGAACCCAGCGATATCCCTGCCAGCGAAACACCCCCCTTGTCCGCCGAAACGGAAGACCCCCGGGGGGATATTTTTGGCGACGGCGATGATGTTGCCAAAGTATAAACTTGGAAACGTTTCCAAATTTCATGAATAGCAACATTGAGATAAATCGAGAGATGGTAATGCGTCGGCGGGAGATGACGCGAGATGAGTGTATGGAGGTTGAGATGACGCCTGCGCAGAAGGAGGTGTTTTTGGTGATAGATGAGTGGTGGCGTCGGTATGGGTTTGGGCCGTCGATACGGGATATATGTCGGATACGTGGTAAGGGTGGGATGGGGAATACGCACGAGATAGTGAAGAGGTTGGTGAAGTTGGGTGTGGTGAAGAAGGTGAGCAGGGGTCAGCGGAGTGTTAGGCCGGTGTGGATCAACTTCAAGACGCTGGAGTGAGGTATGGATTTTGATACGTGGAATCGGGAGCGTGAGGGGAAGATTGCGGGGATCGATGCTGCTATAGCGGTGTTGAAGTCGTTGCGGGATTCGTATTCGATACAGTCGTATCCGTATTGTTTGCGTGGGGATGAGTCATCTCCTGCGGCCATACGGCGCAAGATGAATTCTGCGTGGGATAAGGTAGAGGATGGATCTAAGTGAACTGATTGGCAAGCTGCCGCCGGTAGAGCAGGAGAAGCTACTGGAGCAGGTGGGTCAGTACAGAGATGCGATTACGCGGGAGCGGGCGCAGGGTAAGTTCATGCCGTTTGTAAAAGAGATGTGGCCGGGGTTTATTCACGGCAGGCACCACGCCATTATGGCTAAGAAGTTTGAAGAGATCGCGGAAGGGAAGTTGAAGCGGCTGATTATCAATATGCCGCCACGGCATACTAAGAGTGAGTTTGCTTCTTATATGTTGCCGGCGTGGTTCTTGGGGAAGCACCCGGACAAGAAGGTTATTCAGACTTCGAATACGGCTGAATTGGCGGTCGGGTTTGGCCGGAAGGTGAGGAACCTAGTAGATAGCGATCAATATGCAAAAATATTCCCCGGTGTGGGGTTGCGGGCAGATTCTAAGGCGGCTGGCCGATGGGCGACTAGCCACGGCGGCGATTATTTTGCTATCGGTGTTGGCGGCACTGTTACTGGTAAGGGTGCTGATCTCCTTATCATTGACGACCCCCACTCAGAACAAGAGGCCAGACTGGCTCAAGGCGATCCGTCCGTCTTTGATAGTGTTTACGAGTGGTACACCTCTGGTCCACGGCAGCGTTTACAGCCGGGAGGGGCGATTGTTGTCGTGATGACGCGCTGGTCGGACAAGGATTTGACCGGCAGAGTGCTGAAAAGTGACTCAACAGAGTGGGAAGTCATCGAATTCCCGGCTATTTTGCCCTCCGGGAACAGCTTGTGGCCCGAATTTTGGGCATTAGACGAGCTATTAGCGCTAAAAGAAGAGCTTCCGGCCTACAAATGGAACGCCCAGTACCAGCAAAAGCCTACCGGTGAGGAAGGTGCGATTGTAAAGCGGGACTGGTGGAAGATATGGGAGGCAGATAGACCCCCGCCATGCCAGTTCATCATCCAAAGTTGGGATACTGCGTATACGAAGAACCAGCGGAGTGACTATTCCGCGTGTACGACATGGGGCGTGTTCCACAAAGACGAGGATGAGAGCGATGTAAACATCATTTTGCTGGATGCGTGGAAGGGGAAGGTGGAATTCCCGGATCTAAAGCAGAAGGCGAAGGAGATGTATGACCAGTGGGAGCCAGATGCCTGCATTATTGAAGCAAAAGCGGCGGGTACACCCCTGATATTTGAGCTACGGCGCATGGGTGTCATGGTTCAGGACTTCACCCCGACACGTGGAAACGATAAGTTTGTGCGCTTGAACAGCGTTACAGACCTATTCTCTTCCGGTAAAGTGTGGACACCTGACCGCCGGTGGGCGGAGGATGTGGTGGAGGAGTTTGCGCGCTTCCCGAATGCCGAGCATGATGACTTGATGGACTCGGGGGTGCAGGCGCTGATTAGATTTCGGCAAGGCGGGTTCTTGCGGCTGGATTCTGATGAGGAAGATGAGCCGTTTTCCCGTGTAAAGCGGAGTTATTACTGAGGTGACGTGATGGATTACGAAACAATACTGAAGAGCGCGGCGGATCAGCCGGAGTATCTGTACCGAACGGAGCGCGGCTCAACATACGGCCACTATAAAGACAATACTACCGTTAGAAATCGTAGCGGAGACAAGCACCGCGATGCGACTACAGGGTTGCAGCCGCGATCAGGCAAAACTGTGTATCTAGACCCATCGGATGTGAACCGAATAGCTGGCCTGTTCCAGAATGCGGACATGGCAACCAAGTTCGTGCCGATGTCTTACGACAAAGAAACCAAGTCTGGCAAGGTTGGGCTGGTTTTGGCGGAAGATTTTGGCCCCAAAAAAGCAGGCTCGGTGCTACAAGAAGCTTCATTCACGACGGCACCGAAGGTTGGATTAAATCCTGTGGAAATATACAAAAGTGAAAGCCCGAAAGGAGAAAGCGGCAGGGGTGTTCACTGGGGAAACAAGATTACGGAAATACGTGGGATGGGTGGTGGCTCGAGAGATTTGCAACTTGGTTCGGACTTGGACCCGAAGGCGATGATGCGGAAATACGCTGGCGGCGGTGCGGTAAAAATGCCGCAGAGCTACTCATCTGGTAGTTGGAAATTAATCTGAGGACAAATGACAGACTACGATGACCTTGCGGGATTTCTTGAGTGGTGGATGAATGGCCGTCCAATTAATACGCCGCGAGAAAATTCGATTACACAAGCCGGAGCGATCTACGGTGTGGTGCTGTATCGGCAAGCGCCGTATCAAGTTCAGCTATTTATCATGCCGCCCTATTCTTCTATCGAGGATCATATACATCCAAACGTCGATAGTTACGAGGTATACCTCGGTGGCGACATTGATT